TCAAAATTTAGGGAATTAACTGGTGGCAAGGCTGATACCAAGTTGGTTTCGGCAATGCGCTATGCCCTGCAGCCCTTGCAGAAACAAGTCAAGGCGAATGCACCAAGGCTAAAGAGCAACAAAAATAAATCAGGTAGAACCGGACTATTAAAAAAATCAATCGCAGTGAAGGCAAAAAAGTTTGGCAGGGGAAGTAAAAAGAAAATATTAGGGCTGGTAGGTCCAAAGTTCAGCACATCCATCACATTAAAAAATGGTCTTAAAATTGAACCTTTTCGCTATGCTCACCTAGTTGAAAGAGGCGCAGCACCGCACACAGTTTCACCTAGGCGCAAAGAAAAAAACAAAAGCTTTGTGGGTCCGATTATGCCTGGGAGATTTAAAAGCTGGAAGCATCCAGGTGCTAGAGCAAAACCATTCATGAAACCTGCACTTGCTACTGTGGGGTCACAGATATTCAATCGGTTTGCCGAAAAGATGAAAGAAATTATCTCTAAAATAGGGGTAAGGAAATGATTGAAGCTGATTTTTATTCCTACCTAACAAGCCAAGCAAGCATCACCGCGCTGCTGGGAACTAGGATCTATCCAGATGCCAGCCCACAGAATGCAACGCTACCACTTTTGGTCTATGAAAAAACTTCTGTAGATAGGCAATTAACTTTGCGTGGGGCTACTGGTGTCTGCACTGCCAGAATTACTTGTGATATTTTTGCTGCAAGCCGTACAGTTTGCGAATCGATAGTGGAATCTATTAGACTCAGGGTAGATGGTTTTCGTGGGAACTGGAACACCACTTACATCCATCAGTCCAGATTGGATTCGCAGGATGTGGGGTGGGATCTGGAATCTGCAAAAGAGACAGGTATCCACCGAGCAACGATAGATGTAGTGGTAAGTTTCACAGAACCAATAACCGATTTTTTTGGAGGCTAGAATCATGACGATAGCAGTAGCATCAACTTATGGCGTTACCCTTACTGCTGGCACTGCTGTTGCTGAAGTAATATCCATTACTCCACCGCAAAGCAAAACCGCATCCATTCAAACCAGCAACCTTTCCACAACAGGTCAATGCCATACCTTTATTGCTGGCTGGGAAGAACCTGGGGAAATGTCTTTTGAAGTGAATTTAACTGCAGCAAATCTTACAGCCATGAATGCGCTTGCAAATGCTAGCCCTGTTGTAGAAACAACCTTTACGATTGCCATTCCTGCCCCTATCAGCTTGTCGATTGCAGTCAAAGGTTTCATCACCTCTAGGGGTATTAGCACCATTGCAGTAGGTGATGATTTGATTAAGGCATCTTTCACGGTTAAAGTTTCAGGTTCATGTTATGTATAATTTAGGAGTTTTTTAATATGGCTTTATCTCGATCACAGATCCTTGCTAAAAAAGACAACCTGCCTAGGCAGGAAGTTTTGGTGCCCGAGTGGGAAGGATCTGTTTGGGTCAGAAGTCTCACCGTTGGTGAACGAGATAGCATAGATAACGAATTCAACGCAGCACGAACTAAGGGTAAAACCCCTGACAACCTTAGAGCAAGGATGCTTATCAAGGGGTGCTGCGATGAATTAGGAAAGCCTTTATTCACGGAAGCTGACATAGCAGAAGTGAATGTGTTACCTGCAACCATCCTTGAATCTATCTTTGATGCAATCTTAAAAATCAATCGGATAGGTGCAGGGGCAGTAGAGCAAGCGGAAAAAAACTAAGAGACAGCCCATCGAGATTATTTTTATTTAGATTGGCTGGTCATTTAAAAAAGATGGTATCCGAGATCGAACAGGAGATGAGCCACTCAGAATTCATGGAGTGGGTCGCATTTTCCAAGATAGAACCCATAGGGGATGCGCGATTAGATTTCTTAGCTGGGAGTGTTCAGCATACCCAAGTGGCATGCACATCAACCAGCAAACACAAGTTATCTGATTTTATTCCTGATTGGTTAGGGGAACGAGCAGCAGGGCAAAAACAAACTCCTGAAATGCTTGCAGCAATTTTAAGCGGGTTAGTTACTAAGAAAAGGAATTAGACATGGCTGATACAAGTCTAGGCAGAGCCAGTCTAAGTGTTACAGCAGACCTATCCAGCTTCACATCTGCGATGGATTCAGCAGCATCAAAAACCAGTGGATTCAATAAAGCTAATAATCTAGCAGCGGATTCCACTAGAAAATTGATGGATGCTACCGATAAAGCCAACAAAATTAATGCAACTAGTAAGGCACCACCCAAGGCTGCAGCATCAAGTGGTGGCATGAAAATCACCGACATGATGGGTATAGGTTTCTTCACCGCAGTCTTTGACCGCATGTTCACCAGTGTAGGTAATGTCATTGGCGCAGTAGGGAAACTAGGGACCGACATCATTGATGCGGGTGCTAAATTCCAGCAAGTGGATATCCGGCTAGGTTCATTGACTGGTGTTTCAGGCATGGCCCAAGGTTTGCAAGACATCATGAAATCTGGACCCAGTGCGAGCTTTGACACCTTGGCCGAACATGCCACCCGATTGGCTGCTCTGAAGTTTGATGCAAATTCTGTGCAGGTGTTAACTGGTCAATTTAACAAGCTTGGCATAGCCCTTGGAAATCCTGAAAAGATCATGGCTTTGATCGTGGATAAGATTGGCGATATGGCCAGTGAAGGTCAAGCCACCACTGCAGCCCTGGACAAGTTAGCTGAAGAGGGTGTGAACGCTTACAGCGTACTAGCTATGAGGATGCAGATTTCTGAAGCAGAGGCCAAAGCTGCTGTAGCTGCTGGTACTGTGTCAGTGGCTGAAGCATCATCAGCAATTGCTATGCTAGCCAATGATCCCAAGCACATTGAAGGATTTGCAAAAACAGCGAATAGCTTTTATGGTATTTGGCAGACTGCCAGCAATAACATCCTAGCTTTGTTCCAAAAAATCGGTGGTTACTTTGTTGAAGGCTTTAGCCTGGTTAAACTTTCGGACACGATCACCCAAACTTTTAAGAGCATTGGAAACAAACTGGATGAGTTGAAACCCTACTTTTTAAAGTTTGGTGTATTCGTTTCAAGTGTGTTTAAGATCATTGGAAATTCGGTGGAGGATTTCTTTAAGGGCTGGACTGGGAAAGCGGAAGAATTCAATCTAGATGAACTAATGAAAACAGCAAAGGTTACTGCCCTAGATTTCGGTTCCTCCCTTTTAGAAGCAGTCAAACTAATCTCCATTGGGATGATTGAGCTGCTTAATAACACTAACAATTTAATCAATTCCCTACTTAAACTAAAAGGTTTGCAAGGTCAAAGCTGGGGTGATTGGTTTAAACATATAGCAGGGTTAACCCCTGGCTCGGGTGCAAAAAGAGACCTGCTCGGCATGATGCAAGATAAACCACTTGTACCCATTAAAACTGATAAGACAGAAAAATTTTTCAATGATCAGATTAACAAGCTAGACATTTTAAAAAGAGAGGCAGCAAAGCCCCTTGAATTTGGACCACCTAAAAACCTTATGGGTCCAGCCTTAGATAATCTCGTTCCTAAGGTCAACGATGCTAAGGATGCTTTTAAGGATCTAAATGATGAGATCAACAGGAAGGAACCACCCAAGTGGGAAAAGTTCCTAGCTGATAACCTGACACCATTACAGATCTATCAGAATGAATTAAAGAAACTGAGCGCACTTCTAGACCCAACAGAAGGGCCAAACGGACTAAAAGCATTTGCCATCGGTTCTGCTGCAGCTATCAAGAAGCTCAAAGATGCTACTGGCCTAGGCGGTCCACAACAATTTGCATCCGCAGTTCAAGCTGGATCGGCTGCAGAATTCCAAGTCAAGGTTGATGAGATGGGCAAGGCCAAAAATGTCCAAGAAGAAATCAGGCAACTGATGGAAGCTGCTGCAGAGGTAGAAGCCCAACAGTTAGAAGCTGCCAGAGAAATTGCTGCAGCCATTGACCGACTACCTGCACAAATGCCAAGACCTCAACAAATTGCAGTGGCCCTTAACCCTTAGGAATCATCATGGCTATTGATCTATTTGAAGAGCTATGGCAGGAAAGAAAAGGAACTCTGGATAAGAGCTACCAGAACACTTTTTCGCGATCCTTCATTGTTCATACTAATACCATCGAACAGACCGATATTAATATTTATGATGCCATTTATGGTCATCCTAACTGCCCACAAATTGGGGATCTTTTCCCTGGGGATGATGACAGCTATGCTCAGTCTGTAAACATCAGCCCAGAGCAGGATGACCCACAAACTTGGAAAGTCACGATTGAATATAGTTCCAATCCTGATGCAGCATCCACCACCTCTGAAGGCAGCACTCCACCACCCCAAGTAGAAACCCAGCAGACTGGTCAGAAACCTGCAGACAGGGAAGCGAACCCAACCCTAAGACCACCTGATTTTAAGGTAAACTTTGTTTCATTCCCTTACATAGTGCCCAATATTAATAACAGTGCAGGTGATCCTTTTGTACCACCCATTACAGTGGAAAAGTTTAGGCCAGTGTTTAGTATCGGCTGCAATGTTAAAGCAATCAACAGCTACACCCTAGCCACCTACATAGGCAAAGTGAATAGCACTAGTGTGACCTTCACCACTGGCACTGGGTGTGTTCTGAGCATCCCAGCAAAGACCGGAAAGATTAAGAATATTAACACTGAGTTATTGCTTGAAGGTAGCTTTCAATACTGGAGGTTGACTTATGAAATCGAGATTAACACCAGTGTTAGCCCGATTGATAATGAGACAGTAATAGGTTGGGATATGTACTTGCTAGATATGGGGTATCGCATCAAGAAGGATGATAACGAGCGCGCACCCATTTATGAAGGTGGCGCAAAAATAACCCAACCAGTTAGGCTAAATGGATTTGGTAAAAAAGCAGCAGCGGGTGCTACGAATTTCTATTTAATCTTTCCCAGTGCGGATGTGTATGGAACCCTTAACTTTGCAGCCTTACCAGGACTAGGATTTTTCTAATGCCCGATCCAGTAGCATTCGAATTTGAAACAGCTAAGCAACTCCTAAGACTCCTGAAGAAGTCCAAGGATGGAAACTTTAGCGCAGATATCGATGATTCCATTCCCTTAGATCATGCACCTGCATTAATCTGGGCTTATGTACCTGCCACAGTCACTTGCACCTATGATGCCACAGTCAAGGCTTGGATCATTGGTGGGGCAACCACTTGCTATCCGATCAACTCAGGGGTGGATGCTGCAGGGTTAATGCAGTGGGGTAAAAATGATGTGAATGGTTTGGTAACTGGTGGGATTACCTGCACAACTTTCACACCTAAGCTTGGGAGTGAATCCGCACCCAGCATAGGTAAGGGTTTTTACCTTGGCACCATCTTTGGGTACAACGCATCCGAACAGCCAAGAGTGCTGATAGGTCTGCCACCTGCACCAGCAACCTCTGGTGGAGGTTCCGCAGTGATTGATGTGGTTACCGATGTTCAATGTGGCCCTGAAGGTTTGACCCTATCCACAGTAACCTTTTCAGGAGCAGACTACGATAACGCAGTAATAAGAAACTTTCTTGCGCTCAGTGATGTAACACAGAAATCATACACAGCTAATCAGGGCAGAGTGGTCAAGGTTAATGACGCAGCAACTGGCTTGGAGTTTGGCCCGATAGTTGATGCAAATTACACCACTTTTATTGCTCTATCTGATACCCCATCAGTTTACGGCAGCAATGCCTACAAGACTTTGACAGTTGGCAGCTCCAGTGCATCTATTGTGTTTTCGGATAACAATATCACCACTAAAAGCAGTATTACAGGCGGTGGCAACCCCAATGACCCTGCTTATGTTGCGCTAAGTTTGGTAAATGATGAAACAAGCCCAGGGAATAATCGGGTGTATGGAACCACATCTTCAGGGGTCAAGGGTTACAGAACTTTACAGCTAACAGCACTGACAGATTTTCCTGCAACCACAGGAAATGCAGGAAAGTTTATTACTGTTAACAGTGTTGGAACTGGCTTGCAGTACACAGCAGTAGATATTGCTGGAATGCTTGCAGATATCACATCTCTAAAGGCTAGGGTAACCGCACTGGAAGGTGCTTGATGCAATTTTCAACCACTCATGCAGGGCTTACTGGAGGATATTGCACTGCTATTAATGCATCCACTGATAGCCTTACTTTGTCAGGGCTTACTATTGTCTCTGGCAAGATTTACAAGGCTTTTTTCACCAAGTGGATTTTGCCCCTCCCTGTGGAAGTGGAAGAGCAAACCACTTACTATCTCAGGATATCAAGTTCAGTCATCAAAATATATCGGACTTTAGCAACGGCACAAACGCAGACAAGCCCAGTAGATTTTGCCACTAGTGCAAGTGGTACTTTGTTTGTTGTTTACTTGCCTGAACAGCCTTACCCAGCACTCACTTGCTGGGATATTGGAGCAGCAACCATTGCAGATATTGTTTGCTGTCCACCAGTACCAGATGTTTACACTAACTGCCCTAATGCTGGTTCAATTGTTTATGGTGGTGCAACAAGGAGTTTAAAAAACTTTCATTTTATATCCAGTGGTGGTGCAATTCCTAGCATGCTAGGTGCATTAAATTCTGAACAGTTTAATGTAAATTTTCCTCACCCATTCACAGGTGTAATGAAAACATGGAATGTCTCGATCAATCAACATTTTGTAAATTATCGATCCGGTTATTATCAACCAGGGCTTGATATTGAAATTGCAAATGTTGATTATGGTTACATTCATTTGTTCTATCAAGCATCCGCAAACGCCTTCCCAACTACCACCTACACATATGCAGCAAGTAGTGACAATTATACTTATTCAGATATGGTGGCAGCAGGTTTAATACCAAGCACTTTATCGGTTACCTTTAGTGGTCAAGTTGTACCACCGCCACAAATCAAAGTTTACATGCCTGATGCTTATTTTGAAAACAAGGATGAACCAATTGATCTAGGTCTAGTGGAAGAAACCCTTACCTACGATGATGCAACGCTAACCTATTGGAGCGATCTAAAAACTTACGCAGGGATACCAGGTAGGCTGCATTTTGCTATCCCTAACTTTTATCCACTGACCTCCAGTGGGGTTCAGTTTGTTGATAGTGGAATTAAGTATGAATACCAAAACTCTGGAATAGGTACTACTTTGACCCCTTTGGGCAGCTTCCCAAATGGAATGCTGAACACCTACAGTAATGCTGAGTTTACTTTTTACTCAACAGTATCTTGCGAGCATGTCCTTTTGGGAGAAATATATTTTGGAGAGTCAAACCTTCTTAGACTGTTTACCGCTAGGGATGATTATGATGGCTACCCCACTGGGCTGGCATTAGGTACGACATGGTTTGATTCTAGGAGGATTAGGAATATTAGTTCTGCATCACCTAATTACACTGGCCCAACCTTTGTTAGTCGAACCAACCAAAAAATGGTAATCGCTTTT